AGGGACATCCAAGAGTCTTCAATGCATTGATATACTTAAAGTACAACTCATCTTTAAGTATCACAACATCATCACCAACAACGAAAAACTCATTGTTGTGTGAAAAGTTGTTCAATGCATTCAACAACAAACCATGAGTAAGAGTAAAGGCACCGAAACTTGGATATAATCCAAGCGGTTGACCTTTATTCCAACGGAGATCTCCTAAAGGAGATTTCCATTGTGATCGAGATATATCCTCAAAAAGGGATATATCAAGAACATTACCAAAAATTTGTTGAAGAGCAGCCAATTGTAACCCCAAAGGGAAATAATCGGTTGCAGAAGAAAGATCTACAGAATGGACTGTCAATCCTTTTTGTAGATGCTCTTGGACATAGGGTTGGGCTTTCGATTGATTGAAAGTACAATCCCAAGGGAGGTCTTTAACTATGTTAAAGATCGCTCGGCCTAAGGGGTTCAAAGCCATTTGATGGATCCGATATGGTGAAGCTACAGAACGTAACTTCCCACCAGGTTCCTGGAGAAAATGAATTTCTCCACCATATACTGAAGGAGTACATGGATCATTGACTGGAACATACCAAAGGTTAAGAGCATGGCGAAACCTTTTTAAACCAAGAAGTACAGGATTATAAAGATCCTCATATTTCTTGTAAAAGGTTGCACCTTCCTTTGTTTTAAACAATTCAAGGTCCAAAAAGGGATCCTTGGATTGTTGGATTGTCTGAGACTGAAAAGGCACAGGTGCCTTCTTAGAATCAGAACCTCTATAGGTGACAAGCCTAACGGGGTTACTACGATCAATCGTCAAATGACCGATTGTGTTCTTTGCACTACGTTTAACAATACTAATAATCTCAAGAGGAATTTCTTCCTCAGGAGCATTAATAGCATTGAGAAACTTTACTTTCTGATTCTCAGAAAGAGAATCAAAAGTAAAATAGGTATAAGATTGAAGACACTGAACAGTTCGAAAGAACTGTTTAGGACCTTTATCACTATACCTAAATAGTGCACCGATAATACCACCAACATCTCCAGATGAATTCTTACGAATCCAAGAAAGAGGTGTTAAATGGGATTTTCGGCGGAATAAATCGACTTTGAGCGCCTTCAAACGCCCAATAGTCCATTCAATTCCAGAACACATCACCCATTTCTCAAGTTCTTTTGTGAAAACAGAACTTAGAGAATTGGGTAACCCAATTGCATAGAGACGATGTCTAATTCCCCCCACTTCTTGAGCTGAAAGCTCCATGGGTGACCTCCTTTATAAGGTTGCCAAAGAAGAGGGAGACTGACGAAGTCTCCACGCAGAATTAGGTTCACTTCCACATTAGAGGGTGAGGAGAGTGTGTGTTCAAAAGAACCTCAATTATGTTAAAACATAATTAGGTCATATGGGTATTCTAGATTCTTACCCTAGAGCCCATAGACTTTAAAGGATCGACTTGATCACTTACATCAGCACAAGGTGGTCTTAAGGTACAAAGTACCTGCCAATCCTGGTTCAGTAAGGAATCTAAATCTGCCTTTAAGGAGTCTTTAGATACACAATCGGGTAATTGGTCTAAGACCTTTAACCGACCTTTGATGTAAAACATAACATCAATGGCTTTCTGGACCGCCAATAAGTCCATACTCTCACCTCCCTTCTCT